TCGTTTAACTCTGCTACTTTTTGCTGTATTATTTTATATTCCGTAGTTCTTTTGTTTAGACTTAAACCTATCTCGTTTAACTCAACCATTTCATCTAGGTTCTTTCTATAACCTTCAAAGCTATTATAGTCAGATAAGTTTGACAAAACCATACCTTTAACAACAGGAACAGAGTTTAAACCAGTACCTATAAACATTCCATCAAAAGCGCCTTGAGGTACGTTATCAAATATGCTTACACCTTCTTTACCTCTAAGTATGTCAATACCGTTTTGTACGAGTACAGTACCACCTTCTGAAAGAGGTTCAACAACAGCTCCATCAACGCCAGCTTTTGTAAATTGTTTTGTAAAATGTTTCTTAAAACCTTCGTTAATTAAACTTCTTTTACCTATTAAATCAGCGGCATTAAATCCTCTTTTCAAAGCAAAAAACGTAGGCGCAAAACCTAATCCAACTTCAGCTACAGTGAAACCAGTAGCAACAGCTGCTTTGTAGTGCGTAGATAGTTCTGTTCCTAATAACTCTTCTTCTTTATCTAACAATCTTCTTTGGTCGTCGTATGAGCTAGCACCAATACCTATCATACCTGGATATAAGCCAGATGCTAGCATCGCAAACGTCGCGCTTTGCCCTACTGTTTGTTGTAAAGCATATTCACCAAAGTTTTCCCAACTATTAAAAGCATCATCAAAAGCAACATCATCTTTGTACTTTTTTCTGTACATGTCCTCTGCTTTTTCAACAATGTCAGTAGTAAAATCTGTAATAGCATATGGGTTTATAGTCAAGGGGCTATTAACTCTTAAAATGTTTTCAACAACATCTTCTTCTATACCGAATAATTTATTTAAAGCTATTTCATAAGCATCAGTGGCTACTCTAGTAACACCACCTGCAAACTTATAAGGTATGGAACCAAGCAAATTTCTAGCATTAGTACCCATTTTTTGTAGTGTGCTGTAATTCTTTTTTAAAAATTCTAATTCAACTTCAGCTTCGTTTAGCTCTACAGGTATTTCGTTTATTTCTTTTTCTAAACCAGCCAGTGTACTACTTACTTCTTGATTTTCTTTAACTAGATCTTTATATAAATTAAAAGTTGCCTTTGGAACTTCTTTACCTGTAGACAATACAACAGTCTCAGCGTTTTCAACAGCTTCTTTGTATTTATTCACAAGGTTATTATACAAGTCAACACTAGCTTGCGTGGGTAAGTTTTCTGGATCACCTAACTCATTTATTCTTTGTAGGTATACATCAGCATCTTTAGCACTACGAAGTCCACTTAAATCAAACTTATAATCAGGATCATCAAATCTAGCTGATATATTTATTAAGTTTACGCTATTAGGGCTATCTTTGTAGTTATTAAATATAGTTTGATACTGATCAGTTGCTCCTGTAAGTTTCTTATCTAACTTTATATACTCATCAACCTTGTAAGGTACAAGTTTTTCTCTTTCTTCGTTTGATATAGAATCTAAATACTCTGTAGATTTTCTTTTTTTAACGTCGTATCTGTATTTATCTTTTATATTTCTTTCAGCGAGTTTGCGTATTTGCTGATTGCTAGGTTCTTCGATGCCGTTTTCAATTAGCATGTTTTTAGCATCAAACAGCTCTTGTTCATATGGCTGAACTGTTTCCATTAAATTACCTGCTTCATCGTAGTCAGGTCTATACACTAAATCAAACTCTTCTACATACTCACCAGTTGTAGGATTTTTCCAACGAGGATCAAATACAGTGTTTATTAAATCTTCATTTGTCTGTGGATCATATGGTTGTAGTTCTCTACCTATGCCTTTAGGTGTAAAATCTATAGGATTATTTAAAAAATCATTATCAACTTGATTAAAAGCCATTGCATCTTCATATGCTTCTTTAGAGTCTTGGCTTGCAAGTTCTTGTCTTTCTTCGTAACGCTTTTGAGCGCGAACTTCTTGACTAGTCTTTGGTTCTGGTTGTGATACCAATGAAGTATCTACCGAGTCTGATTCCGTATTCTCGGATGCTTGCTCCGGTTGCGGTGTTACAGTTGCATCCGTTTCCGCAACACCGTTTGTCTTTCCCTCTGTAAAAGTAGCTTTACGTTCGTCTACTTTAGTTTGAATATCAGCTGTAGATAAACCTTGAGCTTGTAGTTCATCGACTAAAGCTTTCAATTCTGCAATTTGCTCTTCGTTCATATTATTTTATTTATTGACCAGGCATTGTTAATAAATCAATTCCTTTATAATCCGCTGGTTCTGCTTGTATATCTTGTAGATATTTATTATCACCTGTATCTATAAACTTCAACAGGTCTCTAAGTTTATCTTCAGTTAAGTTTTCAAATACATTCACAGATCTATCACCACCAGGTGTAGACTTTGTCAACGTTCTACCTTGTCTACCACCAACTATAACTTCAGGTCCAGAAACTCTAAATCCATAAGGTGATAACTGAACTTCAACTTCACTTAAGTTAAATAAAGGTTTACCTTGTTCTTTAGGTCCAGTACCTATAGCATCTATTTTAATTTCATCAATGTAAGAAACATCTACCGGTCTGTCACCATCACCATCTGTTTTAGCTAACGTATAATTACTATCATTACCATCACGTAAATCTGAGTATGTGAAATCAGCTATAGCAGCTTCTAGCAACGCTACAGATTCAGGGTTAAACGCCGTGCCAGTGTCGCCAAAAGACATGTCTAATTTATATCCTCCATTTTCGTCTTGTCTATACTTAACGCCAAATTGTTTTTCTAAGTTTGCAACAATAGCTGGATCTATATTAGCGCCTTGACCAAGTGTAGTGTTCCATAAATTCATTGCTTGCTGAGGAAATTTAGCATAACTTCTAGATTGAGCATTTATAAACACAGAAGTTGTACCTTCTATCTTACCTTGATTACGTGGTCTAAATTGATAATTATATTTACCATCTTTAGTTGTACCTTGTGTAACATCTCCTACGTAACCATCTGTGTATTGTTTTGTTTTTTCATCTATAATACCAGACTCAACTAAAAATTTATTTCTAGCTGTCGCTAAATCGTCTATTTTACCACCATCAAAAGAAAACAATACTTTTGGGTCTGCAACTACATAGTTGTTGTCTATCTCTCCTCTGTCAAATGCTTCGCTTATTTGATCACTAGTGTACATTGTTTTAAGTTTCCAATTATCATCTTCATCAAAAAACCATTGCTCTTTAGGATTTCTTGTTGTTCCTAATCTAGTAGGCATAGCTAGCTGATATTGTTTTGATAAACCTTCATTCATGTTAACTGTAGATACACCATTAGGCATATTAACATCTGCATATCCATCTATATAGTCAGCTGCAAAACCTGCGTCAGCTTGCTTGCCTGACTCAACAACCATACCTAGTTCATTTATTTTTCCGTCCCAAAAAGCATACTCTTTAGCAAAGGCAGCTTGCTCTTCTCTACTTCTAGCAGATTTCATACCCATGTAAGCATTTGCTTTTTTGTCAATAGCAAACAAACCAACTTGGTTTAGACTTGGATTGTTTACACCTACCTTTTCCATGTTGTCACTAAACTCATCGTAGTTATCTAAAACAAATTTAGCGTTTTGATCTAAATACTTTTGAGTTTGTTGTACAGCTAGTGAATTGTTTTTGGACCGCTTAGCGATTTGCTGTGCGGTTATACGGCCCATTGTTTCAATAGCTTTAGCCCATGGGTTATTAGAAGTGTCTACAACTGTAGTAGGGTTTTCATAAGCACCTCCTCTGCTGCCGTAATTTCTTGAAAATTGTGGTAAATTTGCCATACTTTTTTTATTACATTGTGCCTATGCCAGCGCTAGCTATATTTCCAACAGCACCAATACCAGCACCTATAATTTGAGCTTGTGATTGTCTTGCAGCCACTTCTTGTTGAGCAGCACCTGTTATTTGAGCTTGTTTTCTATTTAATTGCTCTGTTTCTCTGCGTTCTTTTTCACCATACACAAACTCTTTACCAAGAACATCAGCCTGCTGCAGGCGTTGAGCTTCTGTCATTTGAGCATTTTGAACTCTTTGAGCTTCAGACATTTGTTTATCTTGCATGCGCTCTTCTCCTCTTGCTATAAGTTCTTGATTTTTAGCTTCTTGAGATTCTATACTAGCAGCGATACCTCTTTTGCTTTGTAGTGCAGCTTGAGCTAAAGCTGTAGCACCACCAGCACTAGCACCAGTAGATGCTAATAAATCAAGTGTATTAGCCAAAGCAATATCTGCTTCTTCAGCTTGAAACTCGGCGGCCTTTGTAGCAACACCTACGTTTTCAAACGGATTTGAAATCATACCAGAATTATCTACTATCATTCCTTCTAAAGAAACAACGTCTTCATAAGGATTTATAATTTGTTGCCTTGAATTTTCTAGCGCGTTGAGTTCGCTAGTCAAACGGTTTTTATTATTTCTAGCTCTACGCTCTGATTTTTTTTGTTGGTTTGCTGCTATTGCAGTGCCAGCTGCACTAACAGCCGCACCAACAGCAACAGCTGCTACTACTCCCATAATTAATTTATTTTTTTCATTAATTCGTATGAAGGCTGTGGATCTTCTAACCAGCCTTTATTTCTCATAGATTCACGTATACCATTGCTTTTACCTATGAAAAGCATATACTTAAACCCCATATTTATTGCTATTTTTTCTGCGTCATCAATTAGTTTATCTATAATATTAGTTCTATCATCTTTGTAATCAGGATCTGATATAATAAATTCTAACCAACAACCTTTTGAATTTGTTTTAAATATAAATCCAGCTATAACTGGTTTATTATTTTCTTCAATAATTATACCACCTGTACCATTTTCTGGTAAGGCGTCATTATTTGGTATAGGCCAATTATGACCTTTCCACCAAGAGCATAACATGCTCCAGTCTTTTTCTGTTATTCTACGAGTATTTAATTCCATTTAATTTAATATGATGATTCTACATATTCAGAAGAAACCGCAAACAACTCTCTTGTTTTACCACCTTCGCCTGGCACTTGTGTAGAGTTATCTGTTCTTATAGTTACAGTAGAATAATAACCTTTTACACCTGAAATACTTGCGCCAAATAAAACTTCTTGTGCCGTAGCTTGACTATTATTTATAAGATTAGAAAAATACTTACCTTCTTTTCTATAAAAACCAGCGTAATACTGTATAGAGTCTTGCGTGTAGCCACCTTCATCGTAACTTAAAACAACGTTTGCAGTGTCGTTTAATTCAAAACTTCTAGCCGCTTCAAAAGAAGAAACTTCCCAACCACTTGAACCTTCGTAATTAATTGTTTTAAATACTTTAGACATGCTTACATTAGGGTTAAATATAAATGTAATAAAAGAATCAGAATAAACATTATAAAAATTACTTCTATTATCATTTTTACCAAACTCCTGATAATTGTGTTCATATAAAACACCTTCGTTTACGCTATAAAATTTAGCTTTAACACTAAAAGCTTTTTCAGGTTTATATGTAAATCTACTAGTCCAACCAAGAACAGATTCGTCAAACGTTAATGTTTGGTATGTATCTGAAAATTCATTGTTAGGACCCGATGTTGTAGGTGTTATGTTGCTACCTTGCAAACTAACTAAATATTGCTTTGTATATATATCCCAAGCACCTACAGCTTTACCTGTTGACAACGATGAATCAAGATTTCCAAATTCATCTCTAAAGTAATCAACCATGCCGTAGTTAGATATCTCAGTTAAACCGTCTTGAGATAATCTCATTACAGCATTTCTATCTTTATCTACAAAATATTTTCTATAACCATATACAGCAAAGCTTTCAGGGTTTCTACTTATACCAAAATTACCAGCATAAGGCACTATTTGACCTATTACTAAATTAAATTGACTAACAGGTGTAGCATTACCTTCAGCACTATATATAGCATCTTTATCTATTAAAGCTTTACTTACTTTATTTTCTTGGAATATAATTAAGTTAGTATCTTCAGCATATAATTTTTGTATGCTACCATTAGCTGGATCAACAGCTTTAGTTATATCTTCTGCTACGTTAAAAACATTTGTATTGTTAATACCAGTTCTTGAATTAAATATACCAGAATATATAAGAGCATTTATTCTTTGGCTACCGTTTGGTTCTTGATCTACAAGATAAGCTCTTACACCGTAATCAACATTTGTGTTATTAAAACCACCTTGTATTCTAGCTTCTTCAACAACCCAACTATCTGCTTGCGCGGGTGAACTAACAGGTCTTAAAGTTTGAGGATAAGCTCCGTTTAAACCAACTGGTACACCTGTGCTACCGTCCCAAACAGGTGGAGTTGTAGAGGTTGGTGTTCCAGTATGTGTCTTTTTCAGTTGAAAAGCATTAAAATATTTTACTTCTAATATTGCTCCCATAATTAATAAAAACAAGGCGTTTGACTACCGGCTATAACAAGACCTGTAGTGTTTGAAAATCTAATTACATAAGCACCATCTTTAGTGTATTCAGGATTTGCAACTAGACCTGATGTTGTTGAGCTAGTTTTCATTCTTCTTATTCTGTAATCAATTCCTTGTATACTTGTATATTCAGTGCTTAAAGTGTTATCTGTGTATAATTGAGTTACATACTTAGCTAAAGGTTCTCTAGCAAAAAGATTTGTAACAGTTGTGAATGAACTACTACAAGAAGTTTGATTTATTTGATATCTAAAAACAGTTTGTAAACTTCCAATTTCCGGTCCTATACCTTCATCAGGACCACCAGCTGCGGCTGCAGGATAATTAAAATCTCCATATTCAATATAACTAGCTGTATTGATGCTAGACAAATTTCCAATAGTACCGGGTGGACAAGAAAAACCATTAGCTGGAAATTGAGTACTTGTAAAAGTTCCAAATGTGGTAATATAGTTTCCATGCAATATTCTATATTCACCAACTGTATCAAAAGCGTACACTAAACCAGCATATCTTCTATTTGTATTACTTTCTATTTTACCTAGTGTCATCGACGGAATGGTACTAGAAGAGTAACCTGAAACTAAACCTTCATCGCTACCGTTATTGTATGTCCAGCTACATGCTAAATCTGCAAGATCACCATTTAAATCTACAGCTGTAGTCCAAGCGCTACTAGAATTAGCTCTATATGCTATTTGATATCTAACAGTAGTTGTAGATTGAAGAGTAGGATTGAATTGCAGTGGTTGTTGATTCCAAGGATTTATGTATATATATATTTTTCCAGTTGTAAGAGAAAAATCATTTCTTTTGTTTATAAAACCTGGTTGAAAACCTTGAGAGTTCACAAAACTGGCGAAAGAGGGATCGCACACGCTTATGACATTCTGACCTATAGATGGGTTTTGAATTAATCCTATCAGTAATCTATTAGTATTATTCCCTTGTGCATTATAACTAGGTGCATTTTGAAATATAGTTGTATTAATATTATTTGTAAAACCTGAAGACGAACTTGGGGTAAAGTAAATAGCCGCGCCAGATCCTTCTGAAAAATCATTAATAATAGTTTGTTGAGGAAAATTACTATTTGGTTCGTCAAAAATAACTTCAAAAGTTTTAGTGGTAGTTCCAATTTGAGGGCTACCAGCGTCCGTAAGAACTAAATCAAAAGTGCAAGTTCCAGATGCAGATGTGTTTGTGTTTTGTACTTCATTATTATTAACAATACTAAAAACAGCATTACCTGTTGAAGAACTAATACTGAAAGTTAAATCAAGAGTGTCTTTAGTGGGATCAGCAGTTCCATTAACTCCACTTAGGTTTTGTAATATCGATTGCTCACCAATTTCTTTTTGAATAGGTGTAGCGTTAGAATTATTTATAGTTGGATCTACGTTGTTTAAAAAGCCTGTCGCAGTCACTAAATCTACACTAGTTCCAAAAGTAACTTCAAATGTAAAGGTATAAGATTCATTAACTCCTGAATTAGCTGCGTAGTAAAATAAAGCATTCGTTCTTAATTCGTATTCGGTATTTGAAATACTTGATAAAGTAAATTCGTTTGCTCTGTTTATGTTAGATCCTGAGTTATCTATAACAGAAGCAAGTGTTGCAGTGGTGCCACCTAAAGCAACTCCACCAAAATTTAAAAACTCAAAACCAGTCGCTACCACATCACCTATAGCAAAACTTTCATCTTGAATATAAACAAAACTACCAACACTAGCAGCGCCACCACTTTGGCTTCCAACCGCAGCATTTAAATCTTCTATTGTACCTGCGGTACTTGTTTCATAATATAAATCAATTTTTGATACTGTAGGAGCTGTTTCAAATATAGTTAAATTTTCTACTTTAGGGTAAATATTAGTAACCGCGACATTTTCAACTCCAAATTGATCTGCAGAGTTTTGTGAAGTAACAAATTCAGCTACAAACGGGTTTGATTCTGATTTGAAAAAAGGATAATATGGGTTTTGATCACTTGTTATAGGTTCATTTTGTGGAGTTCCTGCATAATCTACCACATCAAATAAATCAAATAAATCTTCTATATTGTTAGTAGTAAAAGAAACTCTATCGTCATTTGATATATATTGCTCATTACCTATATTACTAAACGCTGCAGCTGTATTTTCAACTCTACCAAAAAGCCTAACACTACTTCTAAATGTTTTATCTTGAGGTCCAACTTCTGTTAAATCTCTAGGCACTTTATTTATATTGTCGTTAATTAAAGTAACAAATGAAGTATTAAGATCTGCAGTAGTACTATTAAGAGGAAGTCCTTTTATAGCACCTGCAGTATATACATTATAATACTCTTGCTGTATCTGTTTAACAACAATTTTAAAAGTATACCAACCTAAAGGATTATAGTCATCAGAAGTAGAATCACTGCTATAAAGTCCTGGAGTAAAAAACACTTCGTTCTTATCACTTTGTATAGCAGAATTAAAAGAAAGTTTTAAAGAATCACCAAGATATGTTACAGAATCATTTATGTCTCTATAAGGTAGGTATATAGTGTCAGCACCAAAATCTCCTGTAGTAGGATTTTTATCGTTAGATAATATAACAGTTGATTGTCTACCATACCTATCAGCTAAAACAACACCTACTTGATAGTTTCTATTTTGTTTTAAAGTATGATTAGGATATTCTATAGTAGTTTTACTTTGCTCGTATGATGGAGCGCCTGATGGTAAATATTTTTCGTTAGCACCTACTTGATATTTTATGAAGTTTGGTGGGGTGTGTTTATCTTGAAAATTACTATATACAACTCTATTAGATATAATCTCTTGACCTAGTGCTTTTACAGGAACTTTATCATAAACTCTAGTTATTTCTTTTTCAGGTAGAGTTTTGTATGGTTTTTGTGACAAATAAGTAAACTCAAATATAGATCCACTACCAACATCACTAACAAAGTCGGCGTCAACCTGTATTGTTTCAACTACTTGCAATGCTAAAGCATCAGATTCTTTATATATAATATCTATTTCAGAAACTTTAAAATCATTTTGCAATTGATCGCCTGGAGAAGGTAGTGGTATTTGTAGATCTATTTTGTTTACTTTATTCTGCATAAATTCAACAATAGTACTTCCGAAAGTTTGCTGCTCATCACCTTCTAAAAAATAACCATCTTGCTTTGGTATAAAACAAGGTTGAGTAAATGGAGCTATTAAAGAATATTCGCCGTCATCAAATTTAAATCTATAACTAAATCTTACAAACTTATCTTCTAAAAACTGAGGATCACCAGGAAAGTTAGATTCGTAATATGGATTTGTTACGTTGGGTGCGGTAGGAGAACCACCACTTCCTTGATTTAAAGGTATAAATTCACTAAACGCATCGTACATAGTACATTCATCTTCGCCAGAAGCGGCTGCGAGTGGAGAAGGCTTTATTAAAAGTATAGGCTCGTATGGATAGTATTTTGCAACTGAAATCTGATCTTCATTTTCGTAATAAGTTATACCGTTTAATATAGCAAAATTAATATTTATTTTCCTAGGTTGATTTCTGTTATCAGTAAAAAACAAAAAGTCTTCTAAAACATTAACGCCTATTATAGGTGTGTTTGTTGCAAAGTTAAGAAAAGCACCTTCAACTAATTTTACTATTGTTGCCGGCGCTGTAGGATTTGGTGTATCATTTAGATTACACTGATATATAAAGTTTTTAGCATCTTTATTATATGTAGGTAAGGCTGGATTTGGGTCTGTATAATCTGTAAAAAATAAATATACATTACCATCTGATTCATTTACAAAATAACCTATGCAGGTTAAATTTGAAGCACCTGAATCACTTTCAAAATCAGCTCTACTTACGTTACCCAATACATTTTCTAACGCACCAACATCATCACCTTCTGATTTACTAATCTGTATATTTATAGCATCTCGATATTCTCCACTTGGTACAAGTCTAGCGTCTAAGTCTTTATTCATCTTAGACTTTAGAAAAGCATTTTTAACTTCAGCCATTTAATTTTAGTGTTTTATCCATTTAGATTTACCACGCATAACTTGTACAATTTGATCTAACTTAATATTAGACAAACGTATTTTAGCGTTTCTTAATTGAGCACTAGCTTCTTTTTTAAGCCTTTGTATTATATACTCTGGTTGATTAATTCTACTAGCTAGTATAGCATGCTTTAGATAGGCATAGAGAGCTTCTTCTGCTAGCTTAGGTATTCTTGTATCTAAATCAGTAGAAAGTCCATCAGATATATACTCTAGCACTACAAGTTTATCTACTAAATTAGCTGAAAAAGAAAATTTATTTTCTCTTTCGTTTATAGAAAAGTAACCACTTGAGTTAGCAAACTGAGGATCTAATCCGTAAAGTTGACCATAACCAAACTCCGGCCAGCCATAATAATATTCGTAACCTAATATAGTGTCATCTATAAATTCTGTGTTGTCTATATTTTTTAATGAGTTATTTTCCCATCTATCTTCTACTACTGATGTTGTATCAATGTTTTTATCAAATTGATCTTGAACAGGTACGCCTTTAGTATCTTGTAAAAATATATCTGTTGGATTTGTAGTTAACATGTCTGAAGGCATTATAACTCTTTTAACACCTGAATTATCTATCCAATATAAATTTACATAATTAACATAATCTTGTGGCATTGCTATGCTAAGATTGTTTGGAATACTAACCTCTAGTTTGTTTACACTTTTCAAAGTATCATAGCTAAATTCTTGCATAGCTCTTTTAGCGTGGAATATAACGTCAGTTCTTTTAACACTTGGTATAAGTTTACCAGCGCCAACGTATGCAATTAAAAAGTTGTTTATAACATCATTTAACGCTGTGTAAGCATAAGAACCATAGTTATCTTCAACAACATCACCATAAGCTTTTTCGTTTGGAGTATTACCATAATTACCACCATCAAGTTTTTTTAACTGTATCACTAAAAAACCATTTGATTCAACTACGGGTTGTTTAAAAGTTACAGCTTGACCGCTTCCGTATATAGCATTTCCATACAAAACTGGATTCCATTCATACCTTGTAAGACCAGATACAAACGGTGTAGGAGAAATATTAGTTATAAATGCAAAATTAGTACTACCACTCCAGCTAGCGCCTTCAATTTCAATTTTATCTCCAATGTTAGCAGAGCCACTTAAAGAAGCTATATCTATATAGTTAACAAAACTTGGCGCTGATGTAGTTGCTGTAATTGATGAACCTGAGAAACTTATTGTATTGCCAGTAACCGTATAGTCTAAAGAGTCATATTCAGACCACGTCCCAGGCGCACCGTTGCTACTAGTGTATATTTTAAAATTGTTTAAAGGATAATTTTGATCCGTATCTTTTGATGATTTAAAAACAAGATCAGTATTAAATGTTGTTGTGAAATCAGTAGTTGATCCATTAAACCTAAAGCTTTGAGCGCCTTCGTAGTATTGCCTATTGTTTTCTTTTATTAATGACATTTTTTAGCTTTTTGAATTTGCTTCATTTTGAGCTACTTCAGCAGAGGCAGCTTGTATTATTTGTGGATCACGTATAACTATACCAGAGTACTGTAATATTTTAAGAATAACATTAACTTGTTCACTTGAGTTTAGTTCAAAATCTTGAGAACCAGAAGGAGAATATATATATTGACCTTGAGCTCCAATACCATAATCCCATATAACATTTCTTGGTTTTCTTATAAATGAAGCTTCTATGCTAGAAGTTATATCAATAGGTCTTATAAATAAAGTGTTATTTTCGTATAGATATGTAGGGAATGATTTTGTAGATTTTGTAAGTGGAGAAGACTGTATGTTATAAAAATCACTACGCTGTAGTCTTTGTAGTTCTACTGGATCACCTGCCGCAGGATTGAATACTATTGTTCCAAGCCTATAAAAAGATACTTCATTAGTAGACGGGTTATCGTTGTAAACAATACCGTCTCCAGTATTTAAATCTATAGTTGGCAAATCAAAAGCGCCAGGCACAATAACATTGTTGTTTAATTTAGGTAAACAATTACCTATGGCTTTAAATATAGACATGTTTTCATCTATATTCATTTGCCTATCAGAATAATCAAAATCTGCTTGTGGCACTCGCAGTTGTTGATTTAAATCATCAAAATACTGCTCAAACGTATCTAATTGAACCTGTGTAGCTGTTTTATTAAATTCATCAGGAGTTATATAACCACGTTGCTCTTTATTTATAATAAGTAAAACAGTTTGATATACAGTGTTTACGTTTATTGCCATTTATATTTTTTTTAAATATAAGGGCCCGAGTGAACGAGCCCTATATTATTGTTACATGTTATTTTAGCTTTTTCTCGATAGATTTAAAGACTTCTACGCCTTCATCTGTCTTAAAGAAAGCCGCCATAGCAGAATATGGGTTTTCATCAAATGGAACATTCATAAGTTTTTTACCATTAGATGCCCACGTAAATGATCTTTGATCTTGAGATAACTTTATAATTTTAGCTTCAGTAGCTATTATAGCAAAGTTTCTAAGTTGAACATTTTCATCTTTAGCTAAATCTAAAAATAAACTTGGATTTTGTCTAGCAAATATAAGACCGTCTCTTTTTAATTCTTTAGAAGACATATCATTTACTTTACTACCAACTTCAACTCTCATTATAGCTTCTAGATGTTCTACATCCATAGATCTAGCTGCGTTAAGAGCATCAATTTGTAACTCCATAAGGTCTAACTGATCTACTGCTTGAACAATAGAATCAAACTCTCTATATCTTTTACCTTTCATTGGGTGATATAGAGATAAAAGCTTTTGTAAAGCTTGTTGGTTCTTAGGAACTACTAACGCACCATCTTTAAATAGTATAGTTCCCATAGTAGCTTCACCTTTTTGTTCATCTACAAATGGAGAATTTTGATTAGTGGCGTATCTAAGCTCTCGTTGTTTATTAGTTTCTTGATCAAACCAAAGCATAGGAAATTTCCTGCTATGTCTTGATGGTATTCTTAATGTTAAAGGTTTGTATCTACCTGTAACAAAATAAGTTCTATCTTTTATTTCCCAACCTTTTTCTACTGATGGGATTTCTTTAGTTTTTGACATAATATAATATAATAAAAATGTTAATAAAAATAATAACTACCCCCGTTAATAAAAACGAGGGTAATTACTATAAAGTATAATGCTTAATTAAGCAGCTGTAAACAATACAAAGTTGTTAGCACCTTGCACACATAGACATCTTTCAGATAGGAAGTTTACTTCCATCGCGTCAAGATCACTAGTAAATGCGCCACCAACAGAACCAGTCAACCAAGACTTCATACGACGATCGTCAGTTTGTGACGCTCTGTATCGTACGTGTAAGAATGGACGACGAATGTTAGTACCAAGGATTTGGTCATACACAGTAGAAGTACCAGCTGGAATTAAAACTCCATCAATAGCACTTACACCATAACCAACAACTGGTGCAGTTTCAATACCACCTCGTGTTGAAGCATCGTTTAGATATTTCCAGTCAGTTTTGTAGAAGTCATAAGAACCTCTGCGGAAACCGCTAAAACCTAAATTCAATGCCATGTCTTCTGAATTTTCAAATATACCAAATGAAGTACCACCAGAATAAGCGGCGTTCACTGCAGCTAGCATATCATCAAAATTCAATGAAGTCTCACGATTTAAGAAAAGCATATTTTCTTCAATAGCACCTTGCGTATCTAAGTTACGTAAAATACCATCAAATTCAGCTAACGCTTGTGTAGGGACTTGTCCAGCAGCGGCGTTAAATCCAGCTTCTACATTACCACGAGATTGAATAGCAGCAAATAAACCTTCTGTACCTTTAAATCCAGCGGCTGTAGCAGCTGAAGGAGTACCTCCACCTGTATCTTCTACAGCTTTTTCACCTTCAACCATAGCCATTTCTAAGTAGTCTTCGAAACGTAGGCGAGTTTCAGATTCAGCTTTTAGATACCAAAGATATCCACCAGTTCCGTCTTCTGTAGCAACTTCAACCCAACCAATCTGAGCAGTGTCAGAACCAGAAACTACATATTTATTTCTGATAATAACTGGTGAGTTAGAAAATTGAGTAAAAGAAGGTTCTACACTTACATAACCATCAGCAACTGTAGCTGAAGTGTTATTAGGTGTAGAAGAACCTTTTGAATATTCAGAACCGTATACAAACATTTTGATATTTGCAGTTGCTCCTGTCGCAATACCACTTGTATCTGCAGCGCTATAAGGAGCTACAGTTACATCACCAGTAGTTAGATTAGATGCAGTTACAACACCAGTAAGTTCTTGTCCTGTATCGTCTAATAAAACCACTGTTTGGTTTACTGAAATTACGTTTTTAACTTCTGCACTAACTGGAATACCGATAACTCCAGCACCGTCGTTAGTACAACCTTCGTAAGCAATATGCAAACGATTTTGTTCAGACCAAATTACTTGGTCAGATGTCATTGGCATTTCAGCACCAACCATACGTAAGAAGCCAGAAAGAGTACGATTACCATATCGCTCTACTTCTTGCTCATAAATTTCAGGTAGATACTGTTGTGCAAATGTGTCGGAATCGCCAGGATTGTTACCTCCATTAAAAGACAGGAAGTTTGTATCTAGCAATTGTTGTTGTTGACTTGGGATAATACTCCCAAATAATGGATCAATAGCCATAATAAATTATTTTATTTTTTTAATGTTACTTTTTTAATTTTGAGTTTTGAAGAATCAACACCACTAATAGCTTTAACTTTTAATCCATTAACAAATACTTCGCCTTGCGCAGATTGTCTTGGTTCAGTAGAAATGTTTTTCGACTTTGCCATTACATCTTTAACTGCATCAGCTTTTCCTTGCTCATAGAAGTGTTGAGCTAAAGTATCAGCGTTACGGGCTGCATACAGAGCTTTGTGGTAACCATTAGCATCAGATATTTCTCCTTTATCGTTTAAGAACTTCTTAACGAAATTACCAATATCTGTTTGAGCTTTAGCTACACTTTCAGGATTTTTAACACCATATTTAAACTTTTTATCCCCGACTGAGAAATCAAAACCTTTGAAATCATTAGAAAAAAGTTGATTAGTTTTGTTGCTAAAATTTTCCTGCCTCTGTTTTATAACCTGCTGTTCTTCATTGTATCGATTGAAAAAGTCTACTGCTTTTTGTTGCTCTTGGGTTACGCCCGGTCTCAACTTGATCTCGTCGTAATACTTACCTTTTAAGTCTTCCAAAAAGTTTTTGGCTTTTCCAACTTCTTCTTTAAACGCAATTTTCTTTTTGCGTATGTCTTTATCGTCATCTAACTCTTCATCATAATCAAAGTCTTCTAATAAAAGACTTACATCTTCATGATCAAGATGTGGACGTGTTTGTTTATAATATTCTCTTACTAACGTGTTGTTATCTACATTAGTATAATCTGCATTAAGCCGCACATAGTCAGCGACTGTACCACCAGTGTCTTCCATGAAAGAAACTAGCTTTTCAATATTTTCAGGTAACTGTTTAGTTGGTTCTGCTTGCTGTACAGGTTCATTAGAAACTTCAACATGATCATTAACTTCAGTTTCTTCTACTAAAGTTAAAGGTGTTTCTACTTCTTCTTTGGTTTCCCGTACTTCTTCAACCACTTCTTTGCTGTCGCTACCGTTTCCGGATTCTTCGACAACAGCATCGCTATCATTTGTCTCTTGTGTTTGAATGGCATCTTTTTCTTTTATTTCAACTTTAGTTACTTCAGGCGCTACTTCACCTTGACCATCTATTGGTGTTTTAGGTATTTCAACTTTAGTTACCTCTTCTTTTTTTCCTAAATTTTTAGGTTTAGAAGGTTTTTTAATTTTAAATTCACCTTCTTGCTTTACTTCTTCTGACATAATATAATATAATTAAATAATTAAAAGTTTTTTTTAACGAGGTTCAAACTGTTCTAGTCCAAATCCTCCAAGCGCGTCATTACCAGCTGACTCAAAGTTTTTTGGTAATTCGTCATTTTGTCTTTGCGAAATCATTTCAGACTGTTGAGTGCCTATAATTCTAGCACGTTTATCTTTACGGTCTTCTATTTCTTTTTCACGAGTAGATTCAGCATCTACTTTAGCTTTCGCTAATTGTAAGTTATAACCAAACTCTTGCTCCATTAACATTTGTTTTATTTGAGCTTCTCGTTCTAATTTTTGTATTTCAAATTGTGACTTACCTTGTTCTAATTGTAGTTTGCTTTCAGTAAGAGCTTGTTGTTTCTGTACTTCAGCTAAAGCTGCTTGTTCAGAAGCTTGTGCGTTTGCTTGAGCTTGAGCTTGTATATTTTGTTGCTGAGCTGCAGCGGCAGCTTCAGCACGTTGCTTTTGTTTTTGTTTGAGGTATTGGTTTGCTAGCTTTATATTTTTAATCTGCCTAATGTCAATAGCATCTTCTAAACCTATTTGACCACCTTGTAAAGCAACTTGTATATTCTGTTCTAATCTCTGTTGCTCTTCTTCTTCTGGTTCTAGCTCTAAGAAAATACCAAATTCATGCATGTTTAATTTTTCTATCTCTTGTAAAGAACCTACATTATATTGATTGATAGAACTTATTAAAGCGTTTTTAGTAAGCGGAAAGCTTAACATATCAGCAGCGCGTAAGCTTATATTTTCTGCAGCTCTAATTGTTAAATACATAAGAGACTGTAATATATGCTTGGTAGCTGTATTTGATGCTGCTGCAGCTAATTTTTGTAAACCTACTAACGAGTCTTTGCTAGGTTGACTTCCGTCTCTAGCCTCGTTTAATCCTGTCACGTCGCGTATCATTTGTAAATAATATTGATACGTTTGTACTAGTGCACCTATTTTAGCTTGACCATTTGATGTTTGTAACTCTTGAATAGGTACTTTACCAGGATTTAAATCACCATCTATTGTTTTAGATCTTCCTACAATACTACCAGTTTGAAAGTACATGTTCAAAGCTTCTTGAGGATTATAATTTGTACCATTTCCTAAATCAACTTCTGATAACCCATCAACGTCTACAAATACTCCATCTGGCACCATCCTAGCTAGAACCTGTTGTATCTTTAAATGGGTAAGTTGTATCATGTCAGCAAAACCAATACACTTACTTACAACACTTTCTATTCTGCCTTTATACATCCGTGGAGCAGATATAGCATAATTCATTTCTACTTTAGTTTGATCGCTGTAAGGCCTTGTCATATTATCAGCAAGTTGCCACTTAAGCATTTTTTCTTGACCTAATATTTTGGCTCCACTATATAAAACCTCTATCGCTCTATGTACTCTTTCAAAGTTATTGTTTTCAGGTGGATTAAAATCACCTGGTTTTTCTAAAGCTTTTTCTAAACCTTGATCTGTTTGTTTAATTTTAAATACTTGATTATTATACGTTTTGTATTCAAAATATAAAACTTGTATGTTGTTGTAGTTATCATCTTGACCCCAATAATTTCTAGTGTAATTAGAATCGCCAGGATATTTTTGTATTTCTTCTAGCTCAGAGTCAGTTAAATACGGAAATTGTTTTTTAACTTCTTCTAAGCTTACACTTTTAACTTCTCCAACATAATACACGTCTTCAAAGTTAGGGTCTTCTGTGTAAGAATAAACTAAATTAGCTGGATCTACATAATCTACAGTTACTCCGTTAGCTAAATTAAAATCTGTTTTAACGCAGCTTATACCTATAGTAACTAAATCATAAGCTAATCTTTTCTTTATTTCATCGTACTTATTGTAGTTAAATACATTTTCAATTAATTCTTCTTCAGCTATTTCTATAGACTGCTTGTAGCTTAATTGCATGTATAACTCTAGCTCTTCTTCGTTTTGAGGCAGAGCATCTGGATTTACACTTGAATAAAAATTTTGACCCGTAGCTTTATTTAAACTTTCTATTTGTTCTCGACTCTGCATGTCTCTTATAGCATCGAAAACATATCTAGTTCTTTGCTTTAAAGCAAATGGATCACTAGCGAAAGATTTTATTTCATAACCTTTATCTGTCATGCCATTTACTACAATATCTACAAATTTAGATAATACAGCAACTGGTTTCCAGTCTAAGTTTAAATAAGACAAATCACCATTTATTGATAATTCATCTTTATATTTAGCTACAGACTGTTCTCCTCTAGCATAAAGCCTTAATCTATGAAAATCTTGCCAGTTATTACCAAAACGACCACCAGCACCTAAGCCACGATCACCTCTAAACCATTCGTTTTCAATAGCTCTACCTACTTGGAAACCATAATCCAAAGTATTCTTTTCTGCGTCTGGTACCACCTGACTGGGAAAGGAACTATTTACATTAGTATAAACCATTTATTATATTATTTTTGAAATGTAACCTGTGTTATCGTATCTTTTAAATGATATGTTAACTGGATCTCGTTGTTGTATGTTTACTGGTGTATATTTATTTTTATTACAAGCCATTATAGCTAAGCCAGAACTAATTGTTGCGTCAAATTTTGTTCTATTGTTTATATTAAATTTGGCCCAATCTTCTAAAGTTCTTTGAAAATACATGTCACCATAACCATTTTCATTTAAGCCCACATAATTTTCTATATACGATTCTATAGCAGCGGCGTGAGCTTGCTTAATATCTTCGCTTGAGTTAGGTATACCACCTATTTCTCTTTCTGCAACCGAAAGTTTATTGTATAATTTATCAGGTCTATTTATAGAGAACTTTCTATAACCTCTACGCTTTAAGTAATACAGTAATCTTGGTTTGTTGTTCTCTGCTAATATAGGCATACCATAAAAATGTAATGCCATTAAAACATCTTCAAAGAATATTTCAGCCGTTGGAGGTCTTGATATATATTCTAAAAAGAACATATTAAATGGAGCTTGCTCCATGCTGAACTTTGTTAAACCGTGTAAAGATCCTTTTGACCCACGCTTGTCTACCGTACCAGATATATCGTAACTATCACAGCCGAAAGCTCCTACATGATCATTTCCAGGAAACTTAACTCCATTTTTTATTATCACACGATTTTGTAGATTTATAGATGGAATCCATGAAACTAAAAATCTACCGTTATTGTCAGGTACAAAATTTACACTTGTATCTTTTATACCACCAGCCCACTGAAAGTTACCTTGAGTGACTGTTGTTTTGTTTTTCATATCTTCATTGTGATCTATCTGTTCATAAATCTTAGTTAGATTAAATAAAGATAATTTTGCTTCGTCTCTAAATGCGTGTTTTTCTGTTCGAGGAAACTGACGATAGTATTCATTTAAACTGTCCTGATCATTTCTAAGACCATCAACTTCATTTTCCCAATGTTCTATAACACCTGTAGTAATTAAATCGCCTTGCGCATCTTTAACCGCGTCTTTTGGTGAGTCGAATACAGGTACGCCATAAGAATCAATGAATCCTTCGTAGTTCCATTCCATAGGTATGAACAAACTATATAATCCCGAGCTAGTCTGTCCATTGCGGTTTCTTTGTGTGACGTCTGACGCATAGTATAATTTTTTAAAGTTATCACCACCTTTGTCTAAAGAGTTACTTGTAGAACCCATCATACATTTACCAACAATTTTACTACCTAGTCTCATTGTTGTTTTAGTAACACGCCAGTTGTTTAAAATGTTATCAGGACGCTCCCACTTACCTGATTCATCATGGGCAAGAAGCTTGAGCTTTTCACCATCATATGAGTTGTCACCCGTGTTTTTCCAATCGATCGTGGTGTCAAGACCTTCAATTTCTTCAGGCGTTTCACCTTGATCAAGTTTACGCCTTGTAAGTTTAGAAGCTGGTACTCTGTATGCGAGCTCTGTTTTTGGCCTGTCCATACCGTCTTGTATTGGTTTAAAAAAGAACGGGTAGTTGACAGACATAGGTACGACTTTGTCGGTAAACATTTTCTTAGCATCAGCTCCTGATTTTGAAAGTATGCCAAACCTTGAGTCTGAAGATATTGTTGCTTGATGTACAAGTTCTGACGATGCCATAAAGGAGAAACCAGAGCGTCTGTTTTTAAGATAGCACATTCCATAACATCTTTGATCTGCTTTACAGGCTTCCCAGAATATAAAGAAAATTCTATTTGATTCTCTATAATCTGCGGCGCCAACGTCAATTTTAGACCACTGCAAGAACATGTAATGAGAGCCAGTAATATAAGTAGATAAACCTTTGTTTTTAAACCAAAAACCTTCTTCTCTTCTTTTGAACTCTTCATCAATATAATCATACCATTCTTCCTTAAAGTTAACTGGATATCTTTCCCAGTCAAATACGCTTTTAATTTTAGACAGTTTTTTTGGGTATTCTGTTTTTACCCAACGCTGATCTTCTGTTTCTTTAGATACAGCGTAAACGTTTTCAGGAATAGCTGGTAAAGCTATTTTAAGGTTTTGTATTTCAACCACCTCACCTATAGTACCATCTTTACTTATAACTACAACGTCGTTTTCAACGTCGTAACCATACTCCCACTTTTTATACCTATTGTTTCTTTTTAATAACTTAGGTTTAATGTGGTCTTTTATTGTTTTTATTAAAGACTGCTCGTACATTATCTTGATCTACCTTCAGCAAAACCTTTAAAACTTTTTTCTTTGGTTTCTCCAGTTTTATCTTCAAGCATTGTTTTTTCTTCTTCTATTCTAGCTAGTATTTCAAACGCATCGAATATAGCAAGCTTTTTTGTTGCGGCTGCGTTTTTAAGTCTATCTGCAGAAACATCATCTTCTGTGTTGGTGATTATCTTTTCTTCAGCAACCTTAATTAACTCTTTAACTGCTTTCTGCCCAGCTTGGATTATATTCTTCCTCGTTTCCTTTGAACTCATATTTAACTAAAATATCATTTGATTGCATACAATATAGTCTTTGTTTATCTACAATAAACTCAAACTCCCTGTTAGATTTAAAACCAACTAAATCACCTTCATGTATACCAAGTGACTCTAGTGTTTTATTACCTATTTTTACTATACCTTTGTTTTTTTGTTCTGGTTCTTTAGACCACGTATCATTATTTTTTATAGGCATAATAAAACAATGGTTACGAACTGGCAACCATTTTACCATACGTTTATAAAGATATATTTGATCGTATTGACAAAGATATTTATTGTCATTAAAAGTTTTACTACTATCAACTTCTTTACCTTGATGGTTATAATATCTTCTAAATACATTATGGTGTATAATAACCTTATCACCCTCCTGTATTGGCGTATCAAAAGCTGTTGGCACTGTAAGCACAATAGCTGTTCTGTTTATTAACTTAAAGTTTTCTATACTAGAATTAACTATAAGTTTATCGCCATTTATATCAACCTCATTGTTATACCTTTTACCTTCTGGTACAACTATAAAATCAAAAACACTTCTCATTAATATTCTAAATCATATTCAACAGATATAGCCATGTTAGAATTAAATTTCTTCCATGGCAATACCTCATTGTTTTTCTTTATGAATATGTTATAAGAAGCGTCTTCATCTTCAAACAGAATATGCGATATCTCATGACCACCGTAGACCTGTTGACCTAAAGCGTAGTGCATAGCATCATTCTTATAATCAGAACCAATACTGATTTTTCTTATAACAGTACTCATTAGTCCTCTGATTTAACAACACTTAAATCTGATTCGTCTTCGATTTCTGTGTAAGTACCTGTTTCTAAATCAATATTAATAGATCCATATTTTTCTTCTAATTGCTTTTTAGTATCTTCAATAACTTCATTGATACCAGCGATTTTATGTAGCAACGCGTGTTTGTTTGCTTCTAGTTGACCTATTTGATTTACTACTTGACCTAACTCTGTTTGTTGATCTTTAATTTGTTTAAGCTCTTCAGCTGTAATTGATTTTGACATTTAATTTGATTTTATTATTGTTTACTTTTTTTTGACTTTTCCCAAGTACGACCTACAAAATAAGCGCCGTATACTGTAATTAATAATGACTGAAATATTGGGATATACTCTTCAGCCACTTTAAACCCGCCAATGTTACCATCGAAAAATGCTAATGCCGTAAATATAACAGTTAAGTATATTAACACTAACGGGCGGATATTCTTTGATAAAAATGAATCTGATTGCATATCAAGTTTCCAGCGCTCGCTTATTTGAGTCTGCGCGTCTTGATCTGCTTTTTCTAATAACTCTTGAATCTTTTGTTTAGCAGCTAATCTTTCCTCGTCTGTAGTTGTAAGTTTATCTATTACATTACCTACGTCTTTAATTAAACCGCCAGTTAAAAGACTTAAAAGTTTTTTCATTTATTATTTTTTTGGAAGCGCGTTGTAAGAGCTTTCAGCAAATTTTAACCTTTGTTCAGGAGACAAACCACTTTCTCGTAGCTTATCTAACTGCTTGTTCATGTATTCTGTTTTTAAAGAATCTTTAGCCAAAGGGTTTTCTTCTACTTTCTTTTTTATTTTGTTAGCTTTTTCTTTTGAAAGTTTTTTATCACCGAAAAGACTATTAGCAATATCGCTAAGATCAGAATCTTGATGTAAAGCTGAACCTCCACTCATACCAGTAAATTTAGCTGGTGATCCTTCGTGGTCCATTTTATATGGAGACATTTCAATAGCTGATGCTTTGTCATCAATTGGCATGTCTTTTAATAAATC